ATATCTCTGAATATTTGTTGTCTTTCTTTTTCATAATCAGCTAACATTCCTCTTAATGTTAAAGCTTCATCATAATCAATTCTTTCATTCATTGTATAACCCAAAGTACTTACTAAACCTGATGGCATTTTCATTCTGTACTTGGATTTATTTTTTTTCTTTTTACCTTTAGGTCTTAAAGGTTTTCTAACAAATGCAAAAGGAGTATTATAAGCACCTGCAGCACCAGAAGTTGATATTTCTTCTACTTCATCTTCCAAAATATTTCTTCTACGCATTCTTTTAAATTCTTCTGGGTATTCATTTCTTAAATGAGTTCTTGCTTTATTTCTTACACTACGAATATCTTCGTATATTTCTCTCCACTTATTATCAGCTTTTGTTTTTTGGAATACTCTTTTAGATGTATCTAAGGCATCATCTAATTCTTCCATTAATTTATCAAATCCGGGTAATTGAGTAATAGTCCACTTAACAGCTCCTGTTTCAGGGTTTATATTTGTAATGGTAGATTTTGTTGTTCCATCATCACTAAAAGAAACCTGTCCAACCTTAAATGGTTCTCCTGGTTTACGTTTTAGTTCCTTTGCTGCATCTTCAGGTGATGCAGTTTTAGACATTTCATTAAGTTTATACTTGTACGCCATTTGCTACTTTTATTTCCTTTACTAATTCATAATAACGTAACAAATCAACTAAATTATCATCTCCAACTTTATCAGTTTTATCTAATTCAACTAAGAATTTACTTACCTCATTTAATTTAATTTGAGTAGTTTTATCTTTAATGTTGTCAATAACATTTTTTAAATTATCCCTTAACTCATTAATTTTAGTATTATAAAAATTTCTTAATCCAGGTGTTGAATCTACTGAATTTATAAATTCTTTTAAAACTGTTTTTTGATCTTCAGATAAACTATCATATTTACTATTAAATTTTTCTAATAATACTTTATAAGTTAAAATTCTAGTATCTTTATCATAGTCATTAAATTCTTGAATTATGTCTTTTTTAACATCTTCGGCATTAACTTCCTTTTTAGTTAAGTGTTCTAATAAAGTAATTTTATTATTAATTAATTGAGTTGAATCAACATCTTCTTTGTAATTATAACCCTCAATTAAAGTATATAAAGCAGCTAACTCTTTATAATTTTTTATTTTAGAACCAAAAAACACATCTAAATCATAATGTTCTTTAATTTCATTAATAAGATTATATTTTTGTTTTTTTAAAGAAGATCTACTAAATCTTTTAGAATTTTCTAAAATAGTACTTATTATAGTATTAGCTCTACCTTCACTTATAACATTAGATTTTAGAACTGATTCATATAATTTATATTCTCGGCCTAATGAAGTTTTTACAAAATATTTTTTTAAAATATCAATTGCAGGGGAATTAGAGCCTTTTAAGGTATCCGCGGTTATTTGTCTAACAAGTAACTCAAAAAGAACACCTGTATTTTTATACTTTGAATGTTTTATTTTCATCAAAAAATATATTTATTTATAAATATTAGTAAAGACTTACTTCTTTAATTGTTTTTCATCTAATAGCGATATATCTTCCTTATCTTGTTTATCTTGTTCAAAAATTAATTTTTTACTGTCTAATTGTTTGAATAGATCTTTATTTTTTAGATAAGTTGTTTTAGCCGTTTCTAACGCTAAAGCACTACCACCTTTGAATTTAGGTCTTAAATCATCTGAGTCATTTTTGTCAGTATCCTTCATACGTTTAACACCTAATCTATCTTTACCAAAATTATCGTCTTGAGTATTACGTTTTACATTAGTAACTTTAGGTCTTCCCAATTTAGGATCATCAGCAGCATATTTATCTTTTTCGGGTACATTACCAGGATCAGTATACATTCTACCTTTACCATATAAAGAAGCTAAATCATGAGGCGTACCATAAGATTTACCTGTTTGTACTGGGTCATTACCTTCTGCTTCGATTTGTGCTAATCTAAACTTACGTTTAGCATCTTCTCTACTTAGATCCCTATATTCTTCATATTGATCTTCACTAAATTGATAAACATTGTCATAAATCCAATCAGATGGAACTAAACCTTGTCCTATCAATTCACCCGCTAATTCAGTCTTAGCTTTAAGTAATTCTATTTTTTCTTGTTCTAGTACAACTGATGGGCTAGTTAGCTCTAAAGAAAAATTAGTTAACGTTTCATCTGTATAACCTTGAGTATATAAATGTACTAATGCGATTTTATTAAGTTCTGATAGTACAATTCTTTGTAATCTTTCAATTGTACGAGCAAATCTAATATCTTGAGCAGCTAATGTAGCTTTACCTTCTACACCCTCCTCATAGCCCATAAATGCTTTAGGTATTTTAAGTGCAGCAAATAATTTACCCCTTAAATATTCAACATCTTGAATACCATCATATGCTAAACCTGGTGTTGTTTCAATTTTAGTACTTGTATCATTACCACGAATAGGAATATAAAAATCTTCCATCATGTTTTGCATATTATACTTTAAATTATACTCACCCGTTTTATCATCTAAAAATGGAGTTCTTTTTAACTGTGAAATAGTTTTTTGCATAAATGTTTCTATTTCATTAGGTGGGATAGAACCAACATTCATATAAAATATTCTTTTTTCAGGTGCACGAGCGATTCTATGAATTAACATAGCATCTTCCATTAAAGCATATTGTTTATATAATTTACGAGCTGGCTCAATATATGATCTACCATAAGGTAGGAAATTAACATCAGAAACTAATCTAAAATGAGCCATTTCATAATTATCAAAATAAATACCACTACTATCTTCCATTGATCCAGCAGCTTGTCCTGGTACTGGGTAGTAACCTGAACTTAAACTAATCAAACCATCGGGAGCATATTTATATCTTATTGCATTAGGGTTTTTATCATCAAAAGCTTCTTGCCTTTCAATATGGAACGCTGTATAAGGTATTACATTATAAACACCAAATTTTTCAGCAATTTCTAGTTTTAAGAAAAAATCACCATATTTACACATTTGTCTAATCCACATCCAAAGATTAAACTCAATATTTAAAACATCATAAAATAAATTATATAATATTTTTTGTATGTCTTCATTTGAACTTCTAATTTGAAGTACTTCTCCCATATCATTTTTTAATGTAGATTCATCAGATAAAACATCTAATGCTGATGCTATAATAGCGTCTTGATCCATTACATCATATTCAGAATATAATATAGGTCTTAAATATTGATAATTTACATTAAATTGAGCCCCATAAAGTGAGGAAGGGCTAGTTGAGGAATAAATTCTATTATATCTATCAATCAGAGAATTAGTTTCAATTTCTCCCATTGATTGAATTTTACCACTATCAATTACCTTCAATTGGTTCCCACCAACATTACGAATAACTACGTCTGTTGAAAATAATCTTCTTAATCTACTAAATACGCTTTTATCAGCCATAATTTATTTTATTGTTATAAATATTATTTAAAGAGCCAATCAATGTTCTCTTTACCATCTTTAGTTTTTATATGGTAAGGATTATCAGCTCCCGTTGAAAAATATCCACCCTGATAGGAAGATCTATTAACTTTAATATTATTTAAAGCATTTTTTGTTATATCAATACCTCTTTGTCTATACTTTAAAGCTGTATCTCTAATATACATTGCAATTCCAAAAGCCATTACTAAATCATCATTATAACCACCTTGGGCTTCTGGTCTACCATTTTTCCAAATAAAAGTTCTCATTTCTTCTAATAAACGTTTAGATTGAAATGTAACACCTTTATCACTTAAATATTCTTGAAATTTACCTACTACCATAGGTCTTGTTCTAGATGACATAGTAAATCCAGCTGTCATTCTAGATGTGTCCATATACTTATCAAAATAAGTATTAGCATTACCTTCTGTTTTAGGGGAATAATATAGATTAGGATAGGCTCTATCAATACAAACTTGAATGGTAGCCCATCCAATATTAGCATTTTCAACTACTAGTAATGCTTCATTATATTCTGTAGCTAAACCAACTAATAAATGCCCATATTCCTTAGTTCCTATTTGACCCTTATATTCTGCAACCTGTACATTATTTTCTATATCAATTACATGACACGCAGAATAATCTTTACCATCACCTCTAGCTACATCCGCTACTACCATATAAGATCTACTATAATCTGGGGATTCCCAAACCCATAAATTTTGATCTGCTCCCCTTCTTTCTAAAGGATCCTTAATATAGGTTTTGTCATAGTATTCTATATATTCAGGATAAAATACAATATCACCTGAAGTACTAAAATCGCAGTCACATTCCTGAGCTGCCATTCTAGGATCACCTAGTAATTCATCTTGTCTTTTTCTCCAAGCATCATCTCTTTCTGGGTGAACATACCAAGGTAATTTAATAGGTAAAAATTCATTTTCTGCAGCTTCCGCTCTTGTCCATGTCTGGTGAAACCAATTACCGGTACCATAAGGAGTACTTAATGCAATACAACCACCTCCAGTTGCTAATGTTTGTTGAGCTGATGCCCAAATCTCACCAATATTATCAATAAAAGCCGCCTCATCAATTAGTAGTAAAGATACTGCTTCTGATCTACCAGCATCCGAACTTGCAGAAGTTGCTTTGATTTGTGAACCATTTATAAGTCGTAAATTTAATTTATTATTTTCGGCTGCATCTACTTTAAGCCATGAAGGTAAATTTTCATACATAAATTTTACCTTGGTAACCATATTTTTTGCTGTTTCTTGCTTTGTAGCAATACAAAGAATGTTTTTATCTTTAGCAAATAACATCATCCATAAAGAATAACCTGCTGTTAAAGTTGAAATACCTAACTGTCTAGATTTTAAAATAATAGAATAAGGATTATCCCTCATTAATTTAAGAACTTTTTCCTGAAATGGATATAAATTAAATTGAATTCTACCTCTTTGTGGATGTTGAATATAACAATATTTTTTCATAAAATGTACTGGGTCTTTAGCACACTTTATGTATTCTGTCCTTATTACTTTTTTTAAATCCTCAGCCATACTAATTCAAGAGTGATACAACAATAACAACAGCTGCTATTCCAGCTCCACCCATTAGTTTAGTTTTTAGTTTCTGTTTTTTTAAATCCTTTTCTAATCTAGCTGTTAGCTCCTGAGATAAAACTAGTTGGTCATCTTTAGTCATTACAATACTCCTAATATTATCTATTTGAGTATTTAAGTTAAAAATAACACTATCTTTTAGTACTATTTTTTGTTCTAATAATTTAAATTTTTTAGATGATAATATTAATTCTTCTTTGGCTTCATCACCAGTAATTAAATCTTTAATTACTAGTTTTACTATCGGTTTTTCTAATCGAATCGAGGTACTGTCTGTATCGTTCTGTGAAAAACTGATAAAGCTCGTCATCATTAAAATTATCAACAGCTTTAACTTTCTCATTAGTTTTTATTCTTAAATTTTTAATTAAATTATCTTGATTAACTATTTCTTTATCTAAAGAATTAATTTGAACATTTAATGTATCTATTTTATGTGTTAAATTATCATTTATAGAGTGCAGTGAATCTACCTTAGCTTCTAAAGCTTCAATTTTGCTATTATAATCGTCTACGTAATCCTCTTTATTATTAAATAAAAGCCAAATAATAATGCCAATTAAAACTAAAATTTTTAAAACATATATAACCCTTTCTCTTGATCCCATTATTTATTTATTGCCCTTTCAAGCTCTTTTTTTCTTTTGGTTTTTTCTTTTAACTTTTTTAATAGTTCTTCTTTTTCTTCGCCTTCAGCTTTAGAATATTCTCTAGCTAAAGTTCTCATTTGTGATTGAACGTCGGCAAGTTGATAACCTAATCTAGTTAAACTACCAGCACCTTTTTTTAAGTCCTTTTTAGTTGGCTCTCTTTCCTCATCCTCTTCTATACCAGCTTCTTTTTTTAATTCAATGGTTTTTTCTAATTCTTTATTATATTCTTCCTGATTTTTTAATTCTTCATCAGTAGCTTCAGATAAAACAGAAATAATTTGTTCTCTAATAAATTTATTTAACTCAGATCTTTTCATTATAATAAGGGTTTTATTATAAATATATTAAAGATTTGTAAACTTTAATATTTGTTCTACACGTTCATCAGTTGACCCAGATATCTTTTCAATCTTATTAGCCATATGGCTATATCTCTTAATAAGAGTAGTAATTGTAAAATCAATTAAATCTCTATAATGTTCATCAGTTTCTCTTACCCCATTATCTTCCATAGGAATACCATAAGGAGAAATATAAAAAATATAATCATATTCTCTAATAAATTCTTTAGCATAACTTTCAAATATTTCTTTATCATAATGTCCAATCGATTTAGCATTCATAGTAAATGCCATAACATCAATTACAGTTCTATCTGTAATAATATCATTATTCATTAGTTCAGCACATCGTTCAGCTAAAAATACTGTTTGACCTTTTAATGTTGAATCAGTATTTAATGGAATACCTAAATTACTTAAATATTTACTACGTTCTGTAGCAAAATTATATTTTTTAAATTGTTCTGTTTCTTTTAAAGCATTAACTAATGTAGTTTTACCTACACTCATTGTACCACATAAACCTATTTTCATATTATTTATTTAATAACCAACTACTTGATTGTATTTTATCGCCTAATCCATCTATCAATGTAATACCTAATTCGTTACAAGCCAAGCTCTCTGGTATACTTTCATTGTTTTGATCACCACCATTAGCAAAAAATAAATCATATTCATGACTAAACTGTTTATGTATTGTTTTTAAAGATTCTACAACAGTTCTATCATTGTCTAAAGATAATATACATCTATCTACTACTGCCAATTCAGTAACTATTAAACATCTTTCATCTTCGTTTTGAAATTCTTTTGAACCTTTTAATTCCCTTTGTTTATCATTATTAACAATAACCCAAAGTTCTCCACCTAATGATTTTGCATTATGAAAATATTCAATATGTCCTTTATGTATTGGATTAAAATAACCACTTACTATAACTGCTTTTTTCTTCATTAATTTCTATAATCTGTAAGTTTACTTTTCATTGATTGGTTTTTATAGTATGGTACTCCCGTTCTTTGTTTTCTTCTTTCATTCCATTCTTCTTTACTATATTTTATACCATAGATATGATATTCAGCTTTTCTATTATTGCCTTGAGGTATATATGCAGGTCCATCCCAATTGTGTAATCTACCTTCCCAAATAACAGCTACAGTACCATCTGCTTTTTTTAATGTTTTACTTTGTTCCCACTTTTCACTCATAATATAATTATTTATTATTTATTATTATTTTTTAAAATATTTTCAGCAACAAGT